TTTTATCGCGCTTAACCACATAATATTTCTCCTGTCTTCGTTTACTCATGAACTCTATCATTTTATCCATTATTTGAAAAGCCCTGTAGCCGTTTTGTCTCCATCTCCAGGTAGGTGTATGATGTGCTTTTCTTATTTTACAAGAAAACATTTGACCACCAAACATATTTACAAATTTTGTAAGGGTATCTTTGTCTGTCATCTCTATTGTGCAGGCAAATTCTTTTTTTCTTCCCTTACCTTTTGACCAAATGCCAAAACTTCCTTCTCCATCAAATATCCCAGCTAAAAAAATTATTTTAGACGCTGCTGGAAGACTTTCGTATGAGTTTTTTGGTGTATTGCTTGACACTTTTAAACTCCTTTCGCATTAGTCCTTGTGGGTTTGGTCCTCTTCTAGGTGGTGGCCCTGATTTTACACCTCCACTTAATCCGTTTTGATTATTTTTTCTCAAGTTTCTGTCTCGCTATGTCTAATCTGTCTTCAGACTGGTCATCTTGTTGAGCAAGTCTATCATAATCGTATTCCAGACGTGCTGCAGCTCTTTGATTCTCTTGATCTGCTCTAAATTTAGTTTCTTCAGCTTTTCTTTGAAGATCCATGGCTCTCAAATCAATTTCTTGTTGTTTAATTCTGACTAATGGGTCTTGTTTAGCAGCATTTGCCTGCATTTCTGTCTGTGCCAACTCTTGTGTAATCCTTGCAGCAGCTTTTGCAACCTCTGATTCAAACATAATCTCAAATTGTTGTGGATCTCCTTGAGCCATCTGTTGCATTTGTGGATTTTCCATCATTATTGCTTTCACTTCTGCTTTTGCTTTGAAAGAAATGTGATCTGAAATGTGTGATTGCATCAAAGCGTATACTTGTGGATTAATTTGCACCATACGTGTAGCCATAAATGCCATGTGAGCAGCAATATGAGCATCGTGATCTTGAAATTCAAACGCAGTAAGTAGTTTCATTTGCAAAGCACGTGCATTTTCTTTTGCAGGATCTAAAGGTTCTGGTTGTTTTGGTGGTGGTTTGAGTAAAGCTTCAATTTGATTAGTGCCCAAAGCTTCATAAACACGTCTATACGCTTCATGTATGTTATGTAACTGTGGATTGGATTGAGCAATCTGTAATTGTGCTTGTGCAAGTGTAACTCTTTGAGCCATACTCATAATATTTGGATCAGCAACAGGTAAAATATCTACTCTGTTGTCAAAATCTAATTGTTTTATTTCTCTTGGGCCACCGTAAACATCATACGGATACACAGGTGGTAAAGATTCTGCACAAATTCTTGCTAAAATTTTAAATTCTAACCTCATCGCATAGTAACAACGCTTATGAACACCACTCATAACACGTGAACCACGCTCCATCATTGCCATTGTAGTACCAACAGCTCTGTTTTGTGCATCGTTACCTATGTTGTTATCAGTTATAGCAGCAAACTTTTGTCCTGCTTGTACTACAAAACCCATAAGGTTGTACAAAGTTGGTGATGGTTCTGTAAATGGTAAATTAAAAAACTGATCTCTAATGTTTCCGCCAGGAGCATCTACATCTCTAAACTCTCCAGGTTGTATAGGTTGGTCATCATCTCTTACTCTCATACCTCTTGACTTAAATCCTGCAGGTAAATTTTTTAAAGTTCCTGCATCTATCAATTGTCTTAGTGCTTGAGTTGCTGCTTGTGATAAGCCACCAATCATATGTGTCAAACCAAAACCATAAAAACCTAAACCAGGTAAAAATTTAAAGTGAACAAAGTATTCTATTCTTTGAAAAGTAATATCGTTTGGTCTGTAGTTTCTATAAATAGATAACACTTCTCCAGATCCCTCATCGATTGTTACAACGTAAGGAATTTTAATTTTTTTTGCTTTGTCATCAAAGTCTTCAAAGTCATCTAAATTTAAATCTACATGCATTTCTAAAATATTGTGCAGATAATCTGATCCTGTGCCTTTGACTCCTTCTAATTCATTTAATTTTTTTTGTACTTGATCTGGTTCACTATTTGAATCTATTAAATCTATGTCTCTGTAACTACCTGCAGCCATTTTTTTTGTGACTTCATTAGCTGTCATTTTGATCACGTGAGTTATTCTCTCACAATCTTTGAGATCAGATGCGTAGTATGGAACAACTAAATCCTCTGCTGGTATAAATTTTGATACGGGTCTATCGAGTAGTGCATCATAATATATTTTTTTAAAAGTAGATCCAGACAATGGAAGATAAAATAACATCTGATCCATGTCTGTTGTGTAGTCTTCCATTTCTTCCATAAGAAGATAATTCATATAATCTTTGACTCTGTCTGCTTGTTGTTCGGTGGCCGGTGTAACTGCACCTACAACCTGGGTTCGAACTGGCCCATCAGATGGAACTAACTCTTTGTATGCTTGTGCTTGGAATTGTGTTACAGACTCAGCTAATAAAGGATGCGTGACACCGGATGCACCTTTAAATGGTTTTGTTACCTCTTGATATTTTGTGCCTAGTAAATCTAAACCTTTAATATATGCGTCTTCCCATTCTTTTCTTGATGTTTTATCTTTCTTGTATTCTTGTATAAGATCCATACCCATATCTTTTAGGGTACGTTCATCCATACCTAATGCTAAATTTGCGTTGAAATCGTCTTGAGGTCTTTCTTCAACAATCTCTTCTCCACCTTCAACTTCTACATCAATTGGAAGACCTTCAGGTTCTTCTACCTGAGCCTCTTCTTTAAATTCTTCTGTTACTTTTTCTACAGCCATGGTTGATTGTACCTTATTGGTTTAAATATATCTACTACAAGTCCCCCTGTAGCTTTGTAGGTTTTTTGTGTACCTCTCATTAATGAGTTAACTTCTATAGCAAAACCATCAAAATACAAGTTAGGATTCTTATCTGTTATCTGTTTAGATCCTTTGAAAGGGTTATCTCTAGCCTCGCTATGATAATTACTTTTAATAGTTTTACCCGATAACTTGTGATCTTTAGGGTATTTAAAGGTATCTTGTGAAACACTTTTGTAAGGTTTTGATGGATCTGATAATGAAATTTTTATGGGTCCTGCCTTAGAATTATAAAATCTTGCTGCCCTTTTCATATTGTTTGGCATAACTGCAGTACCACTTTTGTTAATTCCCTTACCGGATGCGTATCCGTAAAATCTCTCGTTACCAGCTTTATAACCTTGTCTAAAACTTAATTTGTCAAATGGGGCAACGGCTACATAATCAACATTCTCTCTAGCTGCTTTATTCATTAAATATTTTAGAGCATGATCTCCATATTGATCTGCTTCGACTAAAGGGAAATAATCTTTTTGATTTCCAGTTCTCACTCCAAGTCGATTTAAAATTTGTGATGTTCTACCAAGATCATTTGATATTTGATTGACTAAACCTTGATCGCCTTTTGCAATAGCTTCAGATAATTCGTTAGATAACTTTCCTCTTTGATTTAACATAAAAGATAATTCAATATCTTTTTGGAAAGGATTGACTCTTATTTCAGGATTAAGTTGTTGTGATTTACTTAAAGACTTTGCAATACTTTGATTAACATCAGATTGTATTTCATTAATCACAAATACTTTTTTACCCTCTGGTGTAAATCTAGTATCGTATCTTACGTGATAAATATTATTAGTTTTTTCTGGAAGAGACTCTGTAAAATGTCCACCCTTATTAAAAGGACTTCTATTTGTAGTAATAGGTTCATCTAAAGTAAAAACAGTTTCTCTGTAATTTCTACCACCTTGCAAAGTGTAATTTGTTTCGCCACCATATTTTGTTCTATAAACTCCAGTAGATCCTTCAAACTGCACTGGCTTTAACCTATTTAAAGGATTTAGCTTAATCATCGCTCCTACTTCATTTGCATCAAGTTTGATACCAAATTTTTT